ATCTGTTAACTTATAAAAAGATAACCCTTGTTGAATTTCTTCACCTTCTTTTCGCCATTGTATCATACTGGTTCCTAACTTGGTATATATTGCTTGATAATTCATTATAATTTACACGACAAACAATCATCTTCATAATCGGGTAAGTCGGCATCTGTGTAGTTAATTTTAACACCGTTACTAAATGTCTCAACAGCGTCTACTTCCTTGCTACCTTTCTTATCAATCAGTGAATAATAAAAAGTTTTCAGACCCCACAACTGTGCTTGCATTAAATTTTTAGCAATTAATGTTGATGGCACTTTTCTATCTGGAAAATGCTTCGGCGAATAAAAAGTATTAGTTGAAATACTTTGATCTACATATGCTGCTAATACTGCCGCAGTCTTTAAGTAACCTTGACAATCCGTTTGTTCCCACATCAATTGATATTTGTTCTTGAGTTTGTGGTATTCCGGAACAACTTGAGTAAATGAACCTGCTTTACTTTCTTTAGTGCTAATAAGTGACATCGGCATTTCAATACCATTGGTACTGTTGATGACAACACTACTCGATTCGACGGGAGCAATTGCCATAAGAGTAGCATTTCTTACACCGTGTGCTTTCATTTCGGTTCGTAATGTTTCCCAATCAAGTTCTGGAGTGAAGTCTGTTAATTCATTAACACCATTCGCTCTAAGTTCCCAAGGAAATATACCTTGTCCATATCTTGTCTTATCGCTATGTAAACATGCTCCGCGTTCCTTAGCTAACTCTACTGTTGCTTCAGTTAGATAGTACGCAATATGTTCTTGCCAACTTTTCACTTCTGCTAGCGCATCTTTTTCGCCGTACTTAAATCCTCTTTTAGCGTGCCAATATGCTAAATTAGTAACACCGATGCCTAGTGGTTGGATTTCTTTGTTGCTTAGTTCGCTTTGAATACTTAGAAAGTCTTGATAATCTAAAATATTGCATAGACTACGCTGAAGTATACGGCAAGCACGGCGCATATCTTCTGGATTACGAAATGCTCCCCAATTAATCGATCCCAAGGTACAAAGAGCCACTCTGCCCTCAACTTCATCAACTTCGTAGTAATCATATTCATCATCCAACTCTTCGGGTAGATATTCTATTTCTTCATATAGTTCATTCATTTTATTATATTCCGTTCTTAATCTTTTCTCAATAATTCACCATCTTTTATTAAAAGATATCTGCTTTTGCCAGCTGCCTCAGTTGCTTCAACTAGACTATTGTAAGTAACTCCGTTGTATTTTATTTTAGGTGTCGCTTTTTCTTTTTTTGCTTGCTTTACTGCTTCACTGTTTATTTTTTTCTTTTCATCGTCGGTTAAGTAATTATATTCCTTGTGTTCATACTTCACATTGCGATTATTTGTTAGTTTTCTACACTTATATCCTTTGAATGTTCCTCGTTTACCTCTTGCTAATGCACTCATCGCACTAGCATTAAGTTTGTTTTCTATACAAAATTGTCTCATGTTCTTGACAATCAGTACGGTGCCATCAGGTTTTACTACTTCCCAGGTATCAGATAGTTTATCTTTTTGTTTTTGAAGCATCGGCATACCTAAATTTCCACCACCATCGATGCCATTTTCCGGTATAAGGTTTGCCCATATTTTTCTACCATTTTCATCAAGTGCATCAACAATATTGTTATCTTTTGAAAAAGTTAGGGCATAATTCATAATTTCTTCTTTGTTATCAAATAGTTGATACCAAAGTGTGTCAACATAAGGGCCATGTTCTGCTAAATGTCGTCCCCAATATGTTCCTGAACCTAAATAAGTTACAGGATCATATAACGCTGTTTTACAGAAATATTTCAAGCCAGTTACTTTATGCTGTTTAATCATTAACAAAGTGGATTTGAAGTCATTCATTTTTAATAGTTCCTAGTGTGCATAGTTATTTATGCCAGGAAAAATTTATAACTTTCTTACCTTTATAAAATCAGCGGGTTTATTTTTCAAAAATTCTTCAGAATCCTTCTTTTTAACCTTCACTATTTTTCGTGTTGAATCCAATCTTTTAAATGGTTTCGTAGGTAATAGGATTTCACAGTTGTGAACTAGAATATTGTCGGCAAAGAAACACTCTGTTTCTGGAACAGATATATCATACACCGCTGTCGGTTCCACATTTATTTTTCTAATTTTAATCATAATTTAATTTTTCCTTGCACAAAGTCTGGGTGCTCCTTACAAAATTCTTCTTCATTTGTTACTCTTACATTGGTTGTTCCATTATTATACCAACGATGTTTTGCCGAATGTTCTGATGCTACCTTTCGCTGTTCTGCACTTCTGTGGTATGGCGAATATTTTATTGATAGATTCAAATTTTCATTTGTTTCTTTTAACAGATTCTCTAAAGACCCAAATTTATTACCAATCCATGCCAACGAAATTTTGTTAAACTCTGTGAATTCTTTTTTCATGTTGTCTTGTAGTAAATTTAATTTTAAATACCCATCTTGACAAGAGTCAGAAACACACTTCCACATTCTTTCTCGGCGGGTTTGTGTCAGTTCTTTGAAGTTAGTATTCTTAGAGCCACTCATATCCCTTGCAGATTTTCTCGGAACACCTTTACTATGGTGAATCCATTCCCCAGATAATACTTTAGGATGGTCAACTGGAACAGATCCTTGTTTTTCTCTAGTAATAGCATCAACCGTCGGCATCATCCCTGTTCTCGCTTTGCTAATACATTCGTTACCGAGCAGTCTCAAGTGTTCCATTTCCTTAAGAAACTTTTCATCAACTTCTGATAGATTAATCTGTCTTTTATGATTACCAGTTGCTTTTACAAAAAAGAATTGTAGTGCAGAACCAGACGAATATTCGTACCGAGTGTCTTTATAAATTTCATACAGATAGTAATGAGCCATTAAATGTTCAGAAAAAGTCAATAAAATTAAATTTTCTTCGCTATCTGGATTACCATCTAAATGCCCTTTCGGACCTGTTCTTTTTCTATTCTTAAATAAAAAGTCAGGAACGATATGGTGTCGCTCATAATAAGTTCCTTGACCTTTCATTCTGTTTTCTTTTCTCGCAATATCAATTAATTTCTTGTAAAGTTCTTTATACATATGATTCCCTCATATGTATTTATGCTTGGTAATCAAATTTCAACACATAACTCGTCAGTTTCTACTAATTCGTCTGCCCTTACATAACCACGATTTTTAGTATAAATCAAGTGGTCCCCAGTACATTTCACAACATTACCACTTTCATCTTCTATTTCATATAGTTCAGTAACAGTTTTAGTTTTGATTGCGGCTGACACATTTTCCCAGGAAACTTCGCCATTCTTGAAACTTTTAATTTTTGAGTTAGTTAGATTACCCAGTTCAAATCGTTCAACTGCGCTAGACATAGACATTTGCTCAATGTCTCCGTTTTCGTGCTGGAACACAACTTGCGTGTCNCCAGTTACACAGCAAAGGTTACTCTGGTAAATTGTATGATACTCTGGGTCAAATGGTCCTTGCTTTTGTACATTATCAATAAACACAAGATAGATACGTCCTGTGTCAGTACGTTCTTTTAATATGCCGCCTTTGAATACTTCTTCGGCACTCATTGTTTTCTTACGTAAGTCTGTACGCTTTTCGTACTTGACATATAAGTCTTCAAACAATTCAATATTGCTGTAAAATGCTTGATATAAATCAGGAACTTGGTTAGGATCAAAGAATGTAATATTTTCTTTGTTCTTGAAACGACGCCAGAACAAAGCACTTAGTACAACACCGTAGTCCATGAAGCGTACACGTGTTTCGTCTGTGCCTTGATTATTCTTTAACACAATTAAGTCGTCAAACTGGTGATGCCATATAGGGTAAAAAACTGTAGCACTGGCGTTTCTGATTCCACCTTGCGAGTTATGAGTCAATACCATCGGACCTTCTTTACTTGCAGACGCAAAGAAAGTGTGAGTATCTTCTACAGTGATATCGATATAGCCGAGATCATTTTGTTGTTCAAAGTCAGCAACCAACAAACGAGTAAATCCATTTTCTGTAAGCACTCGATCTTCACAAGTAAGTTCTCTAGGTTTCTTTTGTAAGAACGACTCTGATTCAGTCCATATCATAATGGGGTGATTCACCGAACAGTTTAATGTTACGCCGTTTTCAAATTCTAAGCGAGCTTGATCTTCATGTTTAACAATAGTGTCCCATTTGTTAGTAACTACTTTAAAAGTAATACCGCCTTGCTCAGTCTTGGTTTTAATTTTCATACCCACTGATAGGTCTTTGATTTGAATCTTTTTAGTTTTTACCATTTTTGTGTTCTTCTCTTGTTATTGTTTCAATATCGTTAAACTTGTTAGACATAGCAAATTGACTAACCTTCAATACGGTTTTACCTCTAGTCACTCTATAATATTGATCTAGTAACTCTTTTGATTTAAAAAACTTATTATCTACTTTATAGAAAATTTTAGTAGTTTGATTAGCGTAGTCATTAATATTTGCCTGATATTCTTCTTTACTTATTGTAACAGTTTTTCTTTCAGAAAGCGAGTAAACTACTACATTTCCGGTATTATGGTGTTTATACAACCTCTTGTCATAGTTTTCTTTTGCTAATAATTTCTTTTCGCCGGTTGCCTTATCTATCACTAGAACTAGGCCAAAGGTATTACCCACATATCTACCATTAGAATTATCAAATTCGTTCTTTGTAATTGATACTCGAGTCTTAGTAATCGTATCATATGCAACTACCAAACCCTTTGTTATACCTACATACTGATTGTTAGACTTAAAAACAGATTTTGGTATCCTACAAGTTTTACCAGTAATAGTATCTAATGCTAGAACATAGTCTTTAAATTCAGTAGTATGTATATCGGGATCAAAATTGTTAACGTATATTTTTTTAATACCAGTTTCGGTGCGTATGTTCATCATACCTTTTGAAACGTGTAGATGTTTTCCAGTGGCAAATTCTTCTACTGATACACGATAGATATTACCTTCATCGTCTTTACATAATACCNATCCTGCTCCGCAGTTTGATCCACCGGCAGTGAGTGAATTCAAAAAATTAGGATTCTTACCAACTTGATGCTTTTGATGAAACGCTTTTTCTGCAACAAAAGCATCACTCCTAGTCTTAAAATATTCCACTCGGTATTCAAATGTATCAGGGAACTTTTTTAGTTTTTCTTTAAAATCTACTACTGTTGAACTAGTAAAATATTTTACCAACAAATCGTGCTTGTTGCTGCCTTCTACTCCACGAGACCCCGAATAAAACTTTCCAGTTTTGGTGTCTTTTATAGTATAACAATAATAGGCAGAATTTGTTAGCATATTTGTCATTAATCCATTATATGATTCATTTAGATAATCAAGCATTTCGCATACCTCCATTGTTATTTATGCTGATATGCGAAAAGCTATTATTCATCCTCG